TGTGCTCTTCCGATCTATTCTGTCTTCTTCTTTTGTAAGCTCTTCAACTTGTCTAGCAATATCGTCTGGGTCGTGACCATCTTTAAGTACTTCCCAATCTCCGACATCTTTGTTCCATACTTCTTCTTCAAAGGAGCTATCGTAATAGTCTGAATCGGCTGATAAACCTTTTCGAGCTAGTTCTGCTTCTCTGTAGTCTTCCTCTATAGAGTAAAGTAGGAGCTCTACTTGGTCATCGGACAGTGCTCTAAAGTCTGGGTTAGTTGGTAAGACATTAAATGTCTTCATGATTAGCCATAGGTTCCTCATATAAGGGGTTCTGGCTAACCTTTTATATCCTCCTAACTGTTTTACCTTAAATCCGAAAGTTATTCAGCCACTGCTGAAAATCACGCCCTATGGTGTAGAGAATATCTAAGTTATAAATCTCTTCTTCATTCTCTAACTCCTTAGGTACATCCACTCCTACCACTTTTAGTGAGGCTAACGTCTGGAATACAACAATCATGTATTCACTAGCGTAATTATTCATACCCCCTAAGTAAGCCGACATTCTAGCCTGTATTTGTCCAATCTCTAATGCGTTCGGTGCTCTCAATTTAACAGTAAATTTCAAGCCTATATCCTCGAAGTTATAGTCCTTTTCAAATACGTCATTAACCCCTCGAATGATTCTATCTATAACTTTTTTCTGCTCTTGACGTTCTTTCTGTTCACGCTGCTCAGGAGTTTCTTCTCCCTTGTGAATTTCCTGAATTTCTTTGGAAAAATCCTCAGTCATATCTATTCCTCCTATTTTAGTCTCTATTAATAATATAGCAGTACTTAGTTTACTCTATTACTATTATAACACTAAAAGGCTACTACCTAACGGTAATAGCCCACTTTTTATAATTTACAAGCTCACTGACATGCCCCTGAGAGATTCCGTACTTTTTGGCTAAGTCTCTCTGCGTATAATCTTGGCTCTTATATAGGGTTCTTATCTCCTCGACTTTTTCATCTGTTAATTTAGCTCTTCCGTTTATCTCTCCGTAAGTCCTCCCTACTAGGTTATTCTCTTCCGCTCGTCTATTATTCTCTTTCCTAGTTACACCTTCCAAGTTGTCTATGTAGTTATTACTTTTATCACAGTCTACGTGGTCTATATCCTCACACGCCTCTAATCCTTCGATACCGTAAAATATAGCATATACACATACATGCTCATAAAAGTATTGCCCTCCAAACTTTATTCTCCGGTATCCTGATTTTGTTGGTCTGCTTGCTACTTCTGGATTATCTGTGGTTACGTACTTCTTCTTTTTGTTGTCCCATACCTTCTTTCTATACACTCTCCCTTCTTTATACATAAAGTACCCTTCTTCATATGCCTCAAAAAACTCTCTGTATTTTTGTATGTTTTTCATCTGTATCTCCTCCTATACTACAATTATAACATACATACTGTTATATAGGTTTGCCGGAGATACAAAAAAAAAGTAGCTATATTACTAGCTACTTCCTTTCCTTACTCTATTATGATTACTTTTACTGTTTTTCTTCCCCATTTATATGCTTCGGACTTATTTGGTATAAAGACATCTATCCTATGTCCCTTGATAAGACCTCCAATATCTCCTGCAATAGCTTCTCCGTATCCTTCTACATATACCTTAGAACCTAGAGGAATAACATTAGGGTCCACTGCAATTACCTTTTGGTTCGGGTTAGCCCTTAAGTTGATTCCTGTATATGTAGTTCCTGAGCAGCCTTCACAGTAAGCGGTGTAAGCTGTTGCCTCTACTGTTACTGTCTTCCCTTCAGCCTTCTTAGTGTCTGGCTTCTCTGTCTTTACTACCTTAGCTGTCGGTTTAACTGTAGGTGTCTCCCCTCTTAAAGTCGCTAGTAAGAATAGATTCTGAGAAGCACTTCCTACGTAATTCCCCATACCTGCTTCTTTTGCTAGCTCCTTACGGTTCTCGAAGCTAAAGTCTTCCCCGGCTATGTGTAGGTAATCTACAATACTGTTTCCCTCGTATTCTATTGAATCGGCAGAAGCAGCTTGTCCTCCTATTAGAATCCCTATTCCTGCTACACACGTTGCCATTAATTTCTTAAACATTGTAAAACTCCTTTATTTTTGTTATTGTCTTTCTTTCTATGTTACCCAATATAACACATAAAGGAGTGGAAATGTGCAATGTTACCGAATTGTAATGTAACTGTAACATAATTAGACAAACAAAAAAAAAAAGACCCCGAAGGGTCTGTAACTTCCTTATCCTCTAACGTTAGCAGATGTTAGGAAGTAGAATCTAGCACTCTCAGAACTGATTTCACCAACGTTTACAGTTTCACTGTATGTGTCGATAGAGCAGCCTCGGTATGCTACGATTACTTCTTGAGTGTAGTTATCATAGAGTACAATATCCATGATGTCCATCTGTAGAACTTCTTCTCCTAAAGCGGCAAAGCCTAGAGAAGCCAAGTTCTCTTTCTTCATACGGAATCGTTCTACAGTAACACTACCCTCATATCTCAAGTAAACGTGTTCCTGAGGCATGATGGAACCGACTTGGTAAACCCCAGTAGTTCCGAAACTACGTTCTGCGGAGATAGATTGTGCTCGAGCAATAGGTACGTTCTTAATCATGAAGTACACCGTGTTAGCGGATTGTACTGTTTGGTTTGTTACACTAGCCACAGTATATTCACTCCTATCATATTTTTTTAGTTAAGAGAGGGAAAGTCCCTCCCTCTCAATTAGGCAATTAACTCGTTATCCTCGTAGTTGATGTGTACGTTGATGTAGTCTAGACCTTGTGCAGGTTGTACAGTGATGTTGATTCGAGCAGAGTTACCACTGATTACTACTTGTACATCATCTGGGCTGTAGTCTACAATTAGACCTCCAACGTTCTTCTGTTCATCTAGGAAAGATTCTACTCGGTTCTTCAAGATAGAAGCAGAAGTGTTCTGGATACGAGAACCGATAAATTCTTCGTCAAGGATTGTACGTAACTCCGTGGTTAGGAAGTCAGATACTTCTCCAAGAGCGATACGGTTCTGTACTGGCTCTGTAGCTACGTTGTAAGTTGTTGGGTCACTTACAAGACGGAAGTAGGAGTTTCTACGAGTACGAACGAACTCTGTCATAATAACTCCAAAAGCGTCTAGTTGGTCTAACTGGTCCCCTGTAAACTTGCGGTCTAGAGACTCGATGTTTACGTGTTTGTATGTGATAGGTTCTCCGATTGGTAGACCGCTAGCCACACCTGCTACTAGAGCAGCGTATAGGTAAGCAGGGAAGTTAAGGATTCTTCCGTCAGACATTCTACGTGTACCAGAGTTACCTACTATAGCCACACGGGAGTTACGTAGGCTCATTTGACGAGAGCGGATTTCTTCTCCAGATTCGTCAATTCCTCCTCCGACAATTCCTCGTAGGTGGTTACCGTTGCTAGATTCATCACGTAAGAACTGAGACAGCTCTCCGTGTACTGCTAGGTCAGCAGTTAGAGGCACGATGTAGTACGCTCCTAAATCTGCAATTCTACTGAACATTTCAGCCCAAGAAGCTGGAGCAGGTTCTACCTTTGCACCCTCTAGGTTAGCTAGTTCAATAGTTTCTGGTAGAGCCTTTGTAAGGTCTACTTCGACTGCTACATACTGGTCGTTTCGTACTTGGTTAGCCAAGTCTCCTGCAACTGCTGTAACAGTAACTTCGTTAGTCTTGATGTCTGTTTCTGCAAGCTCATCCAAGAAGTTAGTACGGATGTTCTTGTTACCTCCTAGTGCGTTCATCTTAGCCTCGAAGTCTGGCAAGTTATTGATGTCATTCACTAGTACGTTAACATCTTGGTAAACTCCCTCTCCTAGCTCGTATGTACGAACTGGTGTTAGGTTGTCAGCAGAATCTCCTACGCTTAGTGCTAGGCGTACAGCTTCCTTAGAAGTTTGGTCCACCTCTACAGCTACTGTAGCGTGAGCTTCTGTTCCAGTGTATTTAACAGTGAAGATGTTTCCAATGTTGTCATACACTCTCTCGTAACGCTCTTTAGTGAAGTAAACACTGAAGCGTTTAGAGTTTGTTAATGCGTTGTCTTCGTAAGCTACTTGGATACTGTTAGCGTCTCGACCATACAATTTAGATGTAATAGTCAGTCCACCGTTCACCAATTTAGCCTGAGAAGCGTCATCGGTACGTACTGCGATAATACGTCCTGCACCTGCTAAGTTTGGTCCCGGATTCCAAGCCATTTCAATAGCGTCTAATAGCTCTCCTCCACGGAAGATTTCTCTTGCTTGTGCGTAGTTAGTAATCGTGTGTGGTACGTGTGGTTCTCCATCAATAGCAGAGCCTAAAAGTACCAATGGTTTTTCACTCAATGCGTTTGCAGAACCTAAGCTGCTAGCGTCCAATGTAACTCTTGTACGTGGACGAGTTCTATCATATCCATAAGATTGTGCCATTCATTATCTTCCTTTCTTTACATTTATTTTAATTTTAAATATTTTTTAAGCTCGTCAACAAAAATCTGCTCGTCCCGTTGGTAATGGCGACCATTCATTCTGTTCTTGAACCCTTGAGCTTGCATATTATTTAACCCATATAGAGGTACTGCTGTTTGTATGCAGATATCTTTATGTACATAAGGTTTAATCTTCTTATGTGCCTCCTTAGTGGCTTTCTTAGGTAGTTCTTTCTTTTCTACCTTATCTGTAGGTT